GCAGTATTTTGCTTTTACTTTTTAGAATGCCTATTGATTTTCCCTGTCTTTCTGACTTTATTAAGGGAGAATCTTCACTATAGCGACTTACTTCCTCGAATCCACTTGAGATTACCTCAATCAATCCAACAAGGCTTTTTCCTGCAACTCTCGGAGCGTTTGATGCTTTTATTGCTCCGTATTCAAGAGCAACTTCTACATTGTCTGTTGCATATACTCCTTTTCCATAAAGTCCATCTTTTGATGGTTGTAGTCCATTTTCTCTAATTTTTTTTAGGACATCAACAGATGTTCCGTGATAAATTGTAGTAGTTTTATTTGCGTTATCTGTTGCAACTTCTTTTGTGGCTTGACCTGAGCTTCCACCACTACCAGCCCATCTACCAGATTCATCTCTAGCTTGAGATGGGTCGTAAAACTCAATCTTTTTTGAGTTGTAGGAAAACTGGATCACGGAGTTATTCTCCGTCACGAACTTTGTTAAGTTGCTCCACTATCTTCTTGGCTCTGGTGAACCCCGCATCCCCGCCCCATCCGTGCCAAGCCTGCCAACCTTTTCCTTTTTCATCCCAGCTAGAGCCTTTCTTATCCACTTCGTGTCGTGAAAAGAAAGCCAACATCCTACGCCAAGTGCGGGGAGAGAGCTTCTTCTTTCCGATAATATCCCTAGCTCTTGCAAGACCAACTTGCGTCATTCCCCTTTCGCTAACTGGTTTCTCCGCACGAACACGCAGGGCAGACTTCGCAGCGTCAATCATTCCTTCTGATGGAGTCAGATCAATATCTGCGATCTTCTGCATTTCAATGGCATCCAAAATCATTTCTGCATCGCTGGTTGTAAAGTATGGAGCAAGGTTTGTTCTTCTTGCTCTAGCTGGGACATCTTGCTCTCCAGATACTTCTGATGCTGTCGGATCAATTTTTGCCGTAGGAATGGTAGTTCCAACGCTCACACCAGACACAATCTGTGTGGCTTGCTCTGGGCTGATGGTCGGGAAGGCAGAGGTGATAATCGCAACTGCACCTTCCTTGGAGATCGCACCAACCGAGACAGCGTTCATAACATTGATAAGGGAGGAAACTTGTGCTCCATTCAATGAAGGAATATCGGTAACTACGCCTTGTGGCATCCCTTCTTGTGCTGGCACATCTGGCAGTTGCGTCTTCTCCAGTTCGGGCATCGGTGCTTGGGCTTTGAACGCATCGGAAATATTTTCAGCAGAAACTCCAAACTCTTTTGAAAGATCGTTCGCATATTTGACTTCGTAGGCTCTTTGACGCATGGCTTCTTCATAATCTTCTCCTTTTGCTCCGTAGATTTCAGACGCAGTTCGCAGTCCAGCTTTGAATTCCGAAATGTTTGCCTGCGAATCACGACCCACATCAATCGTGCTATCGGAAGGATAAATCCACTTTCCAGAGGTAAAATTAGCATTTGGCGGGACTTTCCCTCTCGAAATTCCGTCTGCGATAACAAGGTTCTTGATCTTGTCAAAGAAGCGAGCCTCGAAGATTCCCTGCCAACGCTTGAAAGTACGAGACGCAAGTGCCATCTCAAGCCGAACAGTCGGACCACCGAGCTTAGATAGATCATAGCAGAATCCAAAAGGAAGGTTAAATGCAAGAGCAATCATATGAACAATCAAATCCACATATCCTTGAAACGCTGAAGAAGGACGATTGCTCTCAAACATTTTCATTTCCGAGCCAGTAGGGATGTAATTTATCTGTCCCTTCTGCATGGTTTCGATGTTCATCGTGTTTCCATACGAATCTGTCTGTGCTTGATTGAAATAAGATGCGGGATCGTCAGATGAACCGCTGGCATTTGAGATCGTCATAATGCGGAAAGCAGCGTTTTTAACTGCGATATTCTCTGCATCCATCGTTTCTGCAAGGTCTTTGCAGTAGTTAATGACAGAAGCAAGATGACTACGGCCACGAACTTCATCCAAGCGAAGCGGATCATAAATAAAAAGGAAAGAGGATGCTGGGACTTCCTGTTCATCTGTATAGAAGTTCCCCTGCGTCCTGCGGTAAACTTTGTATGACTTTGTGCGTCCGTGTTCGTCAAAGTTCACGCCACCGATGTAAGATTGCGAAGATGTAGGATTATCAAACATTCCACCGATACGATCAGCCTCTACTGCCTGTAGCCGTAGGTCTGAATTTGAATCGACCTGATCTCCAATGGAGTTTTCCCTTGTGATAACAAAGCCAACATCTCCGTCACGAAGCACAGAGCGAAGTGCAAGGTGCGAGAGAGATTCAAAGTTCTGTCTGCCAAAGTAGTCACAATTCTTGCACCAATTAGACCAGTAATTTTCATATAATTCATCTACGGCTCTATCTCCAGTTCGAGACATATAGCGGAAGTTTCCGAGTGCATACTGCGAAAATTTGAGAAGAATCGAGCGAATAATTGGATTGTTATCTTCAAGCTCACGCCCAGCACGAATAAGCTGAAGCCTTTCGTATGTAGAGTAGTAGCTTTCACCACCAGACAATGGCCTTGAAGGAAGCCTGTCACGATTAGGATAAGCACCAGCGAAGCGAGTAAACTCCGTGAGTTTGCACTTATCAGCAAGTCTCTTTAGCCCAAACTTTGGATTTAGAGTGCTGATCGCTTTTTCGAGGAAGTTTAGCTGTGCCATAATTTTACTTTAGATAGAGTCTTTAATGCTTTTAATTTTGGAAACAACGGAATCAAAAACTCCCTTGTCATCTTTATAGTCTGATGCTTTTACAAGGGCATTATATAGTTTTTCGACTGAAGATTTAACATTTTTTTTCGTTGGCTCTTCTTTGTTACTATCATCAGTCCATCTAGCTATCTGACGAAATGCCTCACGAACTGGATGATCTTTGGGAAATCCACCTCTAAAGCCTCCTATATGCGGAACAAGTGGAGAGGAGCGATTCAAGGCATCTTCATTAAATATGCTTCCCTCTTTTGAGCCATCTAATACTTCATGTGGAATGCTTTCGTACACTTTGTTTTTTACTTCTTGTGTTTTTTCATCAGACACAACACCGCCAGAAGTTTTTTCACTGCCTCCTCCACTCCCACCACCCGAACCACTCCACTTCCCGCTGGCATCCCTGTCTTGGCTGGGGTCGTAAAAGTTGATAGCCTTATCAAGCATTCCGATAACCTCTTGAACTTCTTCCATTTTTTTCTGGCAACTTCCTTTTTCATAAGCAGGAACGCCAGCGACAGGCTCATATCCCTCCCAGCATCTTCCCTCTTCTTTTCCCATTTCTTCCTTCGTGGCTTTCTTTCGGAGAAGATCAATATTATACCCAAGTTTCTGAATGTATTGCATCGCATCGTCATAGTAGTGAGCAACGATGTTTGTATCTGTGGTGGGAGGGATTTTGGTATTCACTTGATAAGCCCGAGCGATAGCTTCCTTCGGCTCTTTGACCAATTGATCGTGAACCCGATAATATTCCTTAACATCTTCCTCGCTGGAAGGATGTTCTGCCCTTGTGATTTTATGAGACAGATCCATCAGTTGCTTAAAAAGACTGACGGCTTTGCTCGAAGAATCGAGCATTTCAATGGCTTTGTCGAGTAAATTCAGAATATTCATAGTGTCTCCTTATCCCAATGTCAGCAGATATTTAAGCCTATTCAAATCACCGACAATCTCATCTCTGATATTTAGCAGATCGGTGTCTGTTGGCTTAATGCTTTTAGGAAATTCGCCCATAAGAAAATCAATGGTTTGGTTGGCTAGTGTAACACCGCTACCATCCACAAGATTGTTTAGGGTGATGTTGAAGTTTGCTGTGGCATAGGCTCTGCCATACTTTCCGAAGTAAGTTTCGAGAAGTTTATCAATAGCCTCATCCAGTATCTCATAAATGTTACCAAATGCCTTATGATGGGAGTAACTCTTGGTCTGCCAGTGATAGATTCGGAACTGGTTCTGAACACTCAAAAGCTGTGTAACGATTATATCACCATCATTTTTTGGTGCTATATCAACCAGATATTCTACAGGAATTTTATTTACATCAAGTTCGGTCTTGCGTTCTTCTACCTTTGAGATCAATTTGTCGATATACTTCATATTAAACGCTATTTATATCAACTTTTCTAGTTTCTCTGGCCGTTTGAATAGTCTGGGAATGTGCGATTGATTCTAGCTCTTGGACCAGCTATGCGATTGATGGCTGCGGTGCATTCCATCACGGTATTCTGAAGTTCTTGCAGATTTGCTCTCGTAAGTTGCCGTCCACCAATGCTATATGATGCACCAGTTTTGAGGATAGCTTCGATTGCATTCAGCGTGTCAGTCCGAATCTGTGTAACTGTTGTAACATCCAATCCATAGTAAATCCCTTGTACGGCCATGCTATTTATATCCCTGTCAACTTATTCATTGGGTTCTTTCCAAATTTGCCCTTTTTTATCTAGATCGCAAGATAAAAGCATAATTTTGCTGTAAAACTTGTATCCAATGCCTGTTTTTAGCATAAAAAGGCTATATTTGTCCCCTATGTGGTAAAGAAGCCACGATAAGAGAACTCTCATACTTTTTCTGGTTCTATTTTATCCATTTTCTCGACCTTCTCTTCAGCTAGGCCATCTTGAGGAACTGGCATACATCCAGACAACATCGCACCTACAAGATTCATACATTCGCAATCTCTCAAGTGATTATCCTTCTTAATTCTATGCCATATGAGTCTTGTTCTGCCAGTAAGAGGATTATACTTTGGTCTTTTGACCTCTGCGTTCATATGATTGTGCCATTCGTCTGGAGCATCATCTGGGATTTCCCATTTGCCCATTTTACCAATTCGAAGCATCTGCACCATATCTTTAATAGTTGGGTTAGACCATCGAATCACAGGACACCTCGCCCGAGCCAAGCCTTCTGATTGTGCGTTTCGGTTTGTTCCAGACAAGGGATCTCCCCACTGCATGGCTGAATATGGACGATTTACCCGCATTTTACCGCTAGTATGTGCAAAGAGAGGAGCATCGCTACCAAGTAAACAAGTCCATCCGTAGCGACAAGCTTGGTAGTAAACATCTCTCGTCTGATCTGCCGAGTCCACAAACACCATTTTATCGTCCACTTTCCAGTCTAATTGCGTTGCTCGCAGGGAGTCCCAAGTCTCCAGCCTGCCACACCACTCCAAGCGAGACGATCCATCCAGTTTCCACGCACGAATAGTGACCCACATATGGAAACCTCCTCCCTCTTGAATATCCGCAGATATGATTCTGCGTTCAGCGTCTTGCCACTTTTCCCCCATTCTATATCCAGATCCCGAAACACGCACAGGCTCTTCATCATTCTGCTCGACCCAAGGCTGACCAAGAACTGAATTAACAAAGTCTTGTAGACCCATAATGCTCTTTTTATCGTTGATAAACTTCACGGCCAGCTTTCCGAATGTCTCCCAAGGGCTATACAGACCAGACAAATGATATGATTTGATGTTTGGCTCTGGGTTTGGATTAGCAGGCTTCCACTTGCCTAGCCGTAGCATCTTCGTTTTGTGTCCGTCTGTGATCTTCCCCTTGCAACTAGGACATTCGTAATATGCCGTAGCTCTTACTCTTTCATTATCCCACTCTCCGTTTTCACTCTTTGCTGTAGCATCCCACTTTACATTCGGCCAAGTAAGCACTTGGTTTTCATTGCAAAATGGACAAGGAACATGGTAATATCTTTGATCTCCTCTTAAAAATGACTGCCAGATGTAGCCAAACTCCGTGGTTGGAGTGGAAGTCTGGACTGTTAGTGAAAGCGGGTATGTTCTAGTGCGAGCCTCTGCTAGTTGAATAGCTCCTGCTTCCTTTGAGGATGCCTCCGCAAATTTGTCAGTTTCGTCACAAATCAGTAAGCCTACGCTACGAGAGCTAAGATTTGCAGGGGAATTGCTTCCAAAAAACCAGAGTGACATCTTATCATAATGTTGCTCCATCAGTTTATATTTGTCTGTGTTCGCAGGCTTATGCCGTGCAAGAACAGGACAATCATCCACCATGGGTAGCCATCGGTATTCAGAGAAAGACCTAGCCAGATTTTCGTTTGGCATTACCCACATCGCAGGAACTGGTGCCATATCCAGTTTGTAGGCGAGGCCAGCGAGGATGGTAGTTGTCTTTGCCGTCTGTGCCCCCCAACAAAGAACCATCGTTCTTACCCTATCATCTCGGAAATCTTCCAGAGGCTCACGCACATATGGAGTCAGAATGGTCGAATATGGACCCGCACTTGAAGAAACACGCTCGGAAAGATATAGATTTTCCTCTGCCCATTCTCTTACTGATGGTGTTTTCTTTGGTGCCCACATTCCATCTACGAATTGCTCTAGTTCTAGTTCATTCATAGGGAAAGTATTGTAATGCTACTGGTACTCTGCTTCTCACTTATAACTTTTACATCCTGTGAGTAAAGGATTTTCTCTGAATCGGTCTGACAAACCACAAGTCGAACATACTTTAAATAGTCAAATGCCCAGTTAGAGAGTGCATCTTCCATCGGCATATTGTTAAACACGATGTCTCTAGATGGTGTTTGTCTCCACAAGTATAAAACTCCCTCTCTAGTAACATCGTAGGTTCTGGGAACTTCTGGGGCTATGCCTATCCAAGTCCGTGTTTCATAGTTTCCGAGCTTCTGGATGATCTCAAACGATGCTTGTGGCGTAGAACCGCAGACTGTGATCGGAAATCCGCTACTGCTTAAAAACTTCTTGTTTGTTAAAAGTCTGCTTGTGTTTGGGGAGAAGTAATAAATATGCGGGATAAGTCCGTTGTAAAACGAATTCGCAGCTACAAGTTGAGTTTCCTTTGAGTGTTTTCCGTTAGGCTCTCCACAGCCTATGACGGCAACTTCGCTCCTTTTAGTAAACTGGCTGTCCTGCTCCTCTAATTCGCTTTTTGACATTATCTAGTTCTTCCTTGGCCGTCCCGCACTTCATCATGTTCTCTCGGTAGTAGAACACGCAACTGATTCGTTCATGTGGGACACCCTCCTTGGGAACTAGGGGAGTGTTGCCGTGCCATTCGTGAACATCGCACAAAATGACATCGCCAGTACGCATATCGCAAGCAACTCGATACTTTGGGAAAACAAGGTAACAGCCAGCATAACCGCCAGCGGAAAAGGCAGACATAACTCCGAAGCCTTCCGACAAGTCTCCTTGATCTTTATGAACCGCCGTCTGCCAGTTTTTATTGACTGTGATTGTTGTAAAGACCGTGTTCGGAATCACCCATTCTGGAGCAGTAGCGTCACATCGCTCCTTCTGGGCTTTCCAGCGTTCTGGGACTTCTTTTTCAAAAATTGAACTAATTTTTTGGATAAGAGGGATTGCCTTTGCAAACTTCTCTGGGTTTTGATTGTTCCAAGAAGTTGTTCGGCAGTATGGGAATCGTGCGTTACGATCCATAGATCCCATCACACCCGACAAAACAGGAATTGCCACGCTTGTATTGCTCAATGTTCCGTCAGAGTTTACCCTTCTCGCCCTAACGCCTTTACCTTTACCAGCGACAGCGGTTTTAACGAATCCAAGCTCCTTTGCCTTCTCTTCAGTCATAATTCCACCAGCCATTCCGCGATTTTCATTAGGAGTAGCTGCGGAACGCACAGACTCATAAGATTTCTGACATAATTCAATAGGAAGGATGCCTTTGCGGAATCTCATCAGCAGAGTGCCGTCT